GTCGCCTGTGGTCAGAAGAAAACCCCGATTCGTATGCCGGTGTCCACAACTTCGACGGCGTTATGGTGATCTTCGACGAAGCCAGCGGTATCCCTGACCCCATCTGGTCGGTGACGGCAGGCTTCTTTACGGAGAACACCCCGCACCGTTTCTGGCTGTCGTTCAGCAACCCCCGTCGTAACGAGGGCTACTTCTTCGAGGCGTTCCACTCTAAGCGTGCGTTCTGGAACACCCGCAACATTGACGCTCGCACCGTTGAAGAAACCGATAAGTCGGTGTATCAACAGATCATCGACGAATACGGCATCGACTCACCGCAAGCCAAGGTGGAAGTCTATGGTGAATTTCCGTCTGAAGGAGACGATCAATTCATACCGCCAAGCCTTGTGGATTTGGCGATGTCGCGTAGCAAGTACAAGGATGAGACGGCGCCTATTGTTATTGGAGTCGATCCGGCTCGCAGCGGAGCGGACTCGACCGTTATCGCCGTCCGCAAAGGTCGAGACATCATCGCCATCAAGCGCTTTAAAGGCGAAGACACGATGGAGATTGTTGGCCGAGTTATCGACGCGATTGAAGAGTACCAGCCCACACTTGTCGTCCTCGACGAAGGCGGACTAGGCTACGGCATCCTTGATCGCTTGAAAGAGCAGCGTTATAAGGTAGTGCGTGGCGTTAACTTCGGATGGAAATCCAAGACTCCGGCTATGTGGCAAAACAAGCGTGCAGAGTTGTGGGGCGAAATGAAGTCGTGGCTGAAAGACGCTGCGCTACCCAATGATAGGCAGTTAAAGGCTGACCTGACAGGGCCAAAACAGAAAATTAATTCCTCTGGCTCCATCTTGCTGGAGTCGAAGAAAGACATGAAATCGCGTGGCCTTGCATCGCCTGACGCTGCCGATGCCATTGCCGTCACGTTTGCGTATCCCGTGGCGCACCGCGAATACCGCGAGCGACCTCGCACGATTACCACGAGCCGCGAGAGCGGCATGATCAACACTTGGATGGGTGCCTAATGGCTAAGAAGTCCGTCAGCCTCTCAGTTGGTAGAGGAGAAAAGCAGTCCGTGTCAAGAGGGGCGGGATTGACCGCGAAAGGCCGTGCAAAATATAATCGTGCAACGGGGTCTAATTTGAAGGCTCCGGCGCCCAGTCCGAAGACAAAAGCGGACGCAGGACGTAAAAAGTCGTTTTGCGCCCGCATGAAAGGGGTCGTTCGCAACGCCAAGGGGCCAGCCGAACGCGCTAAAGCATCCTTAAAACGATGGAAATGCTGAAATGGCTGCAAAAAAGGGACTATATGCGAACATTCATGCTAAACGCGCTCGAATCGCTGCGGGATCGGGCGAAAAGATGCGTAAACCGGGTTCTAAGGGCGCTCCAACGGATGCCGCTTTCAGAAAATCCGCCCGAACCGCCCGAAAACCCGCCAAATCCTCCAAAAAAGGCTAAGAAACATGTACGGAAAGAAAAACCCCGGTCCAATCGGCGTGTCCCCCGGCGCAACAGTCGGTGACATGATCCAAAACAGCCGGATGCAGAAGCCCCGGATGCCTGCTCCGCGTATGCCTAAGCGCGTTAACGAGGACATGATCCGCACTGCGGTTGATTTCCGACCGACTCCGATGAAACGGGGTATGCGTTAATGCCTCTCGTAAAGTCCGCAAGCAAAGCGGCCTTCCGAAAGAACATTTCCGCAGAAATTCGCAGCGGCAAAAAACCCGAGCAAGCCGTTGCCATCGCGTTCTCGGTCAAGCGCAAAGCCGGTAAGAAGGGCAAGTAATGGCTAAAGACCCGACAGGGATGAAGGGCGCGGCTCAGGTGGCTAATACGCCCGAGAGCCGCCGTGCGCGTAGTACGGGCGATATCCTCGCCCAAGCGCGTACCCGGATGCAGTTGTCCCTGACGGCTTATAGCGAGTCTCGGGACAGCGAACTGGACGACCTGCGCTTTATGGCAGGTAGCCCGGACAACCGCTGGCAGTGGCCGCAAGAAGTCTTAGCCACCCGTGGCGCAGTGCAAGGTCAGACGATCAACGCTCGTCCCTGCCTGACCATCAACAAACTGCCCCAGCACGTCCGGCAGGTCACTAACGACCAGCGCCAGAACCGCCCTGCGGGCAAGGTCATCCCGGTTGATGACAAGGCGGACATTGAAGTTGCTGAGGTGTTTGACGGTATCGTCCGGCACATCGAGTACATCTCGGATGCTGACGTTGCCTACGACACGGCCTGCGAAAATCAGGTCACGTATGGCGAAGGCTATATCCGCATCCTGACCGAGTATTGCGACCCCGATTCGTTTGACCAAGACATCCGTATTGCTCGCGTTCGTAACTCGTTCTCGGTATATATGGACCCGCACATCCAAGACCCGTGCGGAGCCGATGCAGAATGGTGTTTCATAACCGAGGACATGCCCCGTGAGGAGTTTGAGCGTCATTTTCCTGACGCCGAACCCATCTCGTCGATCCAGAGCCGTGGTATTGGTGACGAGAATCTGGCGCAGTGGATTACCGACGATTCAGTACGGATTGCGGAATACTTCTACGCTTACTATGAAAAAGCGAAGTTAAACCTGTATCCGGGCGGTATGACCGCCTACGCTGACTCGCCCGAAGCCGCGCAGATGGAGGCTATGGGCCTCGCCCCTGTTCGCACCCGTGACGTAGACATCCGCAAGATCAAGTGGATGAAGACAAACGGCTACGAGGTGCTGGAAGAGCAGGAGTGGCCGGGTAAGTCGATTCCGGTTGTCCGCGTGGTCGGCAACGAATACGAAGTTGAAGGCCGTATCTACATCAGCGGCCTTGTGCGTAACGCTAAAGACGCGCAGCGCATGTACAACTACTGGGTATCCCAAGAGGCGGAAATGCTCGCCTTGGCCCCCAAAGCGCCGTTTATCGGCTACGGTGGGCAGTTTGAGGGATACGAGCATCAGTGGAAGACCGCCAATACCCAGAACTGGCCGTATTTGGAGGTTAATCCTGACGTTACGGACGGCGCTGGCAACATGCTGCCGCTGCCCCAACGTGCCGCCCCACCCCTTGCACAAACGGGGCTTATTCAGGCTAAGATGGGCGCGTCGGACGACATTAAGTCTACGACGGGCTACTATGACTCTAGCCTTGGCGCCACGTCGAACGAGCGCTCGGGTCGGGCCATATTGGCGCGTGAACGTCAGGGCGATACGGGGTCATATCATTACGTCGATAACCTTGCCCGCGCTATCCGCTACGTTACGCGTCAACTCGTTGACTTGATTCCGAAGATTTACGATACCCAGCGTATCGCTCGCATCATCGGCATCGACGGGGAAACCTCGACGGTGCGTATCGACCCGATGCAGCAAGAGCCTGTCCGCAAGTTGGTGGATCAGGCTGGCGTTGTCATCGAGAAAATCTACAACCCGTCCGTTGGTAAGTACGACGTAGCCGTCACGACCGGCCCGTCTTACATGACCAAGCGCCAAGAGGCGATGGACGCGATGTCGCAAATCCTGCAAGCCAACCCGAACCTCTGGGGCGTGGCAGGCGACCTGTTTGTCAAGAACATGGATTGGCCGGGAGCGCAGGAGATTGCCAAGCGTCTTTCCAAAACAATTGATCCGAAACTGCTTGCCGATCCTGACGAAGACCCAGCGTTGCAGGCTGCTAACCAGCAGATTGAGGCGATGGGCGCTGAAATGGATCAGATGTTCCAGATGCTCCAGAACGTCTCGCAGTCTATGGAAGCGACGGAACTGCGTATCAAGGAGCAGGAAGCGCAGATTAAGGCGTATGACGCCGAAACCAAGCGTATCAGCGCGGTTCAGGCGGGCATGTCCGAAGAGCAGATTCAAGACATCGTAATGGGCACGATTAGCGGGATGCTGTCCGCCAACGACCTTGTAGCCCCGGCCCCTAGAGAGGCTGAAATGCCGATGGAAATGCCACCGCAAATGCCGATGGAGTTACCGCCGCAATGACCTGCGAAGTCTTTATCGGACGGCTATTTCTAGCGCGGGATGTGACCCATTCCACGCACCTGAATACCCGTAACTACGCCAAGCACAAGGCGTTACAGAAGTTCTACGAGGGCATCATTCCCCTCGCAGACGACTTTGCCGAGGCGTATCAGGGTCGGCACGGGCTGATCGGCCCGATTGCCCTAGCATCTGCCCAAAAGTCAAACAACGTACTTGACTTTTTGGAAAAGGAACTTAAGGAACTTGAGGAAATGCGGTATAAAGTCGTCAGTAAAGACGACACAACGCTGCAAAACCTGTTAGACGCCATTTTTGGCTTGTATCTGTCAACCATCTACAAATTGAAATTTCTGGCTTGAGGTAACGACATGGAACTTCTTAACCCCCTTGCTGACGGTCTGTTCCCAGCCAAGACCGCTTCTTTTACGGGCACGGCTGGCTCAACCGGCACATGGCCCGCAGGCCCGCAGGGCGTTGTGGTGTGGTGTACCGAAGATGCTTACGTCCTTGTAGGCGAAGGCGTGACTGCAACGACAAACAGCACCCCGATTCCGGCTAACACGCCGGTTCCTTTCCTCGTTCCGCAGGGTACGGGCGCTCCGTGGCGTGTAAGCGCCATTCAGGTGTCTACCGGCGGTACGGTTTACGCAAAGCCTATTAACCAAAACTAATGGCTCGTTACTTTGGTGTAGCGTTAAGGAATGGCCTAGCCCTTGGGCTTGGGTCCATTATTGCCCTTGGCAAACCTAAAACCGCTGCCCCAGCGGGCGCAAGTTACTTGTTGCTTGAAGACGCCTCATTTGTGCTGCTCGAAGACGACAGCAAAATAGAATTGGAGTAAATCATGGCTGAT